GGGCGCGCAGGCTTACGGCCATGGACTGTATTTTGCTGAGAATGAGGGAGTCGCGAAGGCGTATCAGGACGCGCTTAAGGGAAAACCGCAATCCATACCAAGCGATCCCGATTCTCCGATCTTTCAACAGGCATTGCGGGAAAATATCGCCGCCAATGAATTACAGGTCGCCTCGGGTGATCTCGCGAAGGCAAAGGCAGGCCTTAATAGCAAAATTAGCGGTCAGGCGCCGGGTCGGGCGCGCGAAGATTATGAAGCTGCGCTGGACATGCTGCACGACAATCCAGCCAAATTTAATGGCCGTATGTATGAGGTTAACATCAACGCCGATCCCGAACATTTTCTGGATTGGGATAAGCCGCTAAGTCAGCAGCATCCGGTAGTGCAGGAAGCTGCAAACCGTGACCTAGCTGCGGGAGATGCGATGGATTTGCGAAATTATGTGCGGAGCGGTGGAGACAAAGAACTTGCGGGCTCCGGAATCCCCGGCATCAGATATCTAGACCAGGGCTCTCGTGCTGCTGGGGACGGTTCACGCAATTACGTCGTATTCAACGACAAACTAATCGACATCATGAGAAAATACGGCGTCCTGCTCCCCGGCGGGATTGCTGCGGCGGATGCCTATCGCCACCAAACAATCGAATAAGGAATCGGCATGACACGGATTATCGTATTTCTGGCGGCGCTGCTCTGGTTTGCCCCTGCCAATGCCCAGGCAACCCTTCCACCCGGGGCCCAGTCGGTTGCGGTCTCTGCGGTCGGAACTACGGGCGTTGTAACGGCAACGCTTCCGGCCCAAGCCTCGATGACCAACTGGCTGTGCGGGTTTGCCATTCGCTCGAGCGCAACTGCCGCGGTCACGGGTGACGCAACGGTCACGGGCACGGTCAATACGCTGCATTTCACTGAATTTGTGTCTCCGGTAGCCTCTGGCATTGGCACGGTTGACCAGCGGTTTGATCCGTGCATTCCCGCCTCAGCGTTCAACACGGCTATTGCTGTCAATTCGATCGCGGCTGGAACGGCCGGCGTTACCTCTGTTACGGCATGGGGTTATCTAAAGCCCTGAATGCCGCTCCAGCTTCATGAGATGATATCGGTCGAAACCCCCTTGGGTCACGGCTACGCGATCATCTTTGAAACTGGCGAGCATGACAATTACTGGACAGTGGCGCTGGATAACGGCGCGCTGATCACATTTACGCAAGATCGGATCAGGGTTTCCCGCGACTATACGCACAGGCGCGGAATAACTGACGATCAGATGAAAGAGATCGTTGGCGGCTGACGATATAGCCGCAATCCGCACGCCTGAGCGATATCAGGCAAAACGTGATCGCACGAAACGCGAAAGGGTGAAGAATGTCTATCGAGGCACTTGAAGGAGTGACTGACCAGGAACTGTTCGACCAAGCCAATGCGGATGAAGCGCCGGCAGATGAAGCCGTTGTTGAAGTCCCGGAGGTTAAGGCTGCCGAAGAGGCGGTCGAAAAGGTAGAACCGGAAGCGAAGGTTGAAGCTGAAGCCGAGGTTGAAAAGCCCGCGGTGGAAGATCATGCCGGTCGCGTACCTGCATTCCGTCTCCGCGAGGAGGCAGAAGCCCGCAGGCGGCTTGAAAACGACCTTGCTACTGAGCGTGCCGACAAGGCTGCTCTGCGGCAACGTCTGGAGGCATTGGAACGTCCGGCCCCAAAGGCCGAGGCGGAAAAACCCTCAAAGCCCGATCCGCTTCTTGATCCTGAAGGGTTCGCTACATCCGTTCGTGAGGAAATCCGTCAGGAGCTTCTCAGCGAGCGGCGCGAAACCAGTCTCGCAACTGCACACAAGGTCTACAAGGAAGAGTTTGTCGAAGCTTACGCGGCTGCACAGAAACAGATCGATCCTGCGCTTAAGGCGATGATGCAGCAGTCCCGTGATCCCGGCGAAACCCTCATCCAGTGGCATCGTGAGCAGAAAACAAGGGCCGAAGTCGGCACTGACCCCAACGCATATTTTGACAAGCGCCTGGAAGCGTATCTTTCGGACCAAGCCAATCAGGCGAAGGTTCTGGAGCGCATTCGAGGTGGTGTTCAACCCCAACCCGGCTCAAGGCAACCATCGCCGGTCGATCTCCCGCCATCCCTGACCAAGATTGCCAGCGCATCTGCGGACGCTTCCGCCGATGACAATGACATCTCGAACGACGGGCTCTGGCGACACGCCAACGCTTAAAACCAGCCGCACTCCTGATGACCGACCCGCCGTAATGGCGGGTTTTTTATTGGGCTGACGGCTTCAGAAAGGACAAGCCGTCATGGCTCTCACTACCATCCAAACCAACAACAAACTCATCAAGTTCACCAAGCAGGTGAACCGTGAGTGGGTTCGTGAAAACCTCTTTGCCCCGTACATGGGCGAGGACATCACTGCCATCATCCGCAAGCGCATGGATCTGACTTCCGGCGGCGAGCAGATGAATATCCCGCTGGTTGCCCGTCTCGGCGCCACGGCGATCGGAACCGGCGCACTGGCCGGCAACGAAGAGTCGATCGATAACTACGGCATGCGCGTATGGGTCGATTGGGCTCGTAACGCGATCAAGACCAACAAGGCCGAAAAGAACAAGGACGCGGGCGTTATTTTCGACGTTGCGCGCCCGCTTCTGTCGGACTGGATCAAGGAACTCAACCGAGATGAAATCATCGCGGCGTTCTATGCCCTGCCTTCCGAGTCCGCCCCTGTGGGTCTCGGCTCTGCCGGTGGCCAGCGCGTCAACGGCATCCTGTTCGACGCGGCGACCGCTGCCCAGCGCAATACCTGGGTATCGGACAACTCGGACCGGGTTGTGTTCGGTCAGTTGAACTCGAACTTCAGCACGACCTTTGCCACGGCAACGGCAACGCTGGACTCGACCAACGATACCGCAACCACGACCAACATGAAGTTCCTCAAGCGTGTTGCTCGCGCCGCGAACCCGAAAATCCGCCCCTTCAAGCTGAAGGACGGCCGGGAATACTTCGTGGCGTTCCATGGCTCGCGGACGTTCCGCGATCTCAAGGCCTCGCTGGACACCATCAACCAGACCACCCGTCCCCGTGAAGGCGACGGCTTCAGCAAGAACCCGATCTTCCAGGACGGCGACCAGATGTATGACGGTGTCATTCATCGCGAAGTCCCGGAGATCGATACGCTGGCCCCGACGTTCTACGCCACGGCCGGCGCTTCGGGCACGACTCCTGTACGGCCGGTCTGGCTTTGCGGCCAGTCGGCAATGGCGATGGCTTACGGCCAGATGGCCAAGCCCACGCAGCTCGATAACACCGACTACCAGTTCAATCAGGGTGTCGGCATCGAGACGGCGTATGGAATCGCCAAAATGTTTAAAAAGACCCTGACCGGCGCCATTAAGGAATGGGGTGTGTGTACAGGATTTTATGCTGCAATCGCAGATGCTTAGTGAGGTTGGCGGGTTTTACACTCGCCAACTTGCCCTTCTGGTTATGGAGCTGATGCTAGCCTGAGTTACCCCGTAGATTTTTGCGATGTCTGCTTGGAAAAACCTTCCAGAGCGGTACATCGCAAGGATCACGGGGATATCAGACTCTTTCAGCTTTGCGGCTCCGTTCTTCGAGCCGTGGCTCGGATTGTTCGGGGCCTTTCGATTTAACACTCGAAAGGAATGCTGAAGGTTTAGCGACCGAGAGCAAATCTCAAGGTTGCTGAGCCGGTTATCTGACTTGATGCCGTTAAGGTGGTTGGGTTCTAGGTGGTCCGGTATCGGACCATTGAAGGCCTCCCAGACTAGGCGGTGAGCAAGAGGGTCTTTGCGGACCCCATCCTTGCACAAGTGAAACGTCACGTAGCCGGTCTTTTTGGGCCTTGGGGCAAGTTGCTTCCACGCCGGCCTTGGGTTCTTCCCATAGGTCATTGTGCGAACAACGTCCCCTAGGTCCGAGACCGAGTAGCAATCCTCATAACCAAGAATGGGTTTCCAAATCATCTGCGATCCCTACGGTTCGCGGCATTTTAACCAGCCTATTGGCTTATATCAACCCCAATCTTGAAGGAACACACATCATGGGTACGGGTATTCCGGCTCGCTCTAGTGGCGACCAGACCATCAACTATCTTCGCGCGCCGATCACGTTCGGCATCGGCACCGCAGGCATCGTTCCGCTCGGCACATTGCCGGCCGGCTCTGTTGTCCTGCGTTGCTACGTCATCAACTCGGTCGTATTCAACTTCGGCACCAACAACCTGATCAAGGTTGGCACTGTCGCGGCTGATACCACGTTCTCCGGAGCAACGCTTTCCGTTGCTTCGCTCGGCCTGACGGCTGGCGTTCCTCTGGCGGCGGCAGCGATGCTACCGACTGTGGATACGCTGGTGAATATCACCTCTCTCTGCACTGGCACCGCTGGCACTACTGGCGCTGGCGTCGTCGTTCTCGAATATCTGCCAGTGGCATAACCTTGAAGGGGACGGGTTTCGATCCGTCCCCTTCCTTTTAACAGGAGATTACATGGCAAAACTTACTTGGCTCGGAGAAGATAACCCGGAGACCGGCTTGCCTGGTCCATCATTTACGCTGGCATTCGGCGGCATCAAATTCCCCAAAGGTGTAGCTGTTGAGGTTCGATCGCCTCTCTTGATACAGAAAGCGATGACAAATCAGTTCTTTGAAGTTGAAGACGCTGATGACGCGGACAAACCGGACGAGAAGCCTGCCAAGCGCGGTCCGGGGCGGCCACCAAAGATGGGTCCGGCAGCCCAGCAGGCCGCGCAGCTCGCCAACAATCAGGCCGCCCAGCTTGCTCAGGGTGACATTGGTAAGGCAGCGCAGAGCTAATGTCCAAAACCCGTCAGCAAATCCAGTTCAAGGTGTTGTCCATCCTGACGGGTGGAGACGTGGGTTTTACGCCGTCCGCTGAAGATGCCAACACGATTGATGGGTACATTGACAGCGAAGTGGCCGAACTGAACAGCGACGGCACGACCTATATCGACGATCCGAACGATCTAGATGATGGGCTGTTCGTGACGTTCTGCAAGCTGGTTGCGAATGGGGCGGCTGAGGAGTTCGGCGCCCAATCAAGTGAACAGGCGGCGCTGAGCTTTCGGAACAGGTTGCGCGTGCTCACACGGCAGACGCCGGGCTATGGCCCGCAGATTGTTGAATTCTTCTAGTGCCAGCAGTCCCGATCCCGTTCCCGCTTTCATCTTCTCCGGGAGCGACAACACAGGAAAGCGCCGGCCGGCTGATCAACTGTTATGCTGAGCCGTTAGGTAAGGACATCGAAGCTTCCAAGAAACTAGCTCCTCCTCCCGTGGTATGGCGCAAGTCGCCGGGGCTAACTAGGTTCGGCACTTCTGCCCAAACCGGCTTCCGCGGTCAGATCCTCGTCGGCAGCACGCTTTATGTAGCATGGGCAAATAAGGTCAGCCGGTTCGACTCCACGGGAGCCGAAACTGTTCTCACTGGTACGCTTAACGGCACGGAAAAAGTTTTCTTCGCGATCAATAACAAGACAACGCCCGACATCGTTTGTGTGGCGCCGGGAACCGGAGCGTTCACGGTCACATCTTCTGCCGTTAGCAATTTCGCCGATACCGACGTTGGCGCTCCGAACTGCGTCTGGTTCATGGACAGCTTTTTTAATTTCTCCTATGGCGACGGGACGCTGCAAGCATCTGGTCAAAACGCAGTCACGATTGCGACGACCGACAAGACGACGGCTCAATCCAAACCCGGTGGACTGACAAGAGGAGTTGCATTTAACGGGCAGTCAATCGCGCTGGGGCCGATCTTTGGCGAGGTCTATGCCGATACAGCTAATGCTACCGGCTATCCCTTCACACGCTCTTATGTGCTTCAGAGGGGATTACTGAGCCCTTATGCGATCGCCGGACATGAGGATGGATTTGCATCCGCCCTGATGTGGGTGGCCGATGATTTCTCTGTCGTGCAGCACAATGGCACACCGAACCCGCTGAAGATATCGCCGCCCGATCTGGATCGATTGATTGCCGCGGTCGCGAACAAGACGACACTTGAAGCATCAGTTTATATCGCGCAAGGCCATCCTAAATGGGTGCTCTCTTGCCCGGCTTGGACATGGGAATTCGATCTCGGCTCGCAGAAATGGAATGAGAAGGCGAGCTATTTGCTGCCGCGCTGGAGAGCAATCGGTGGCTGTCTGGCATTCGGCAAGTGGATCATGGGCGACACTACGGCCGGGCAATTGATCTACATCGATCAAACAGCCTTCACCGAGGTCGGCAATCCGCTCATCATGCAGCTCGATAGCGGACCGGTCTCGAACTTCCCGAACCGGACCAAGGTTGCAAGGGCTGACTTCAATTTTGTGACCGGAGTTGGCATAGCAACCGGACCTGATCCAACGGCGACAAATCCGCATGTTGGGATTTCATGGTCGAACGATGGCGGCCTGACCTACAGCAGTGAATATCAGCGAGAACTGGGAAGGATGCAGACAGCCTCTCGCATCACGATGCTTAGATCCGGGCAGACAGGAGACACAGGACGACGCTGGCGCCTGAAGATATCTGACCCAGTATACGGGTCATTTTTAGGTGGGACGCAGGATATCGCGTTGAGTAGGCACTGATGGCCGTCAAACCAACTCCTGGCCTTGACGTTCCGATTGCCGGTTCAAACACGACTAGCCAAAGTTGGTATGAGTTCTTTCAGTCACTGGTAGCACAGGTCAAGAGCACGGCCGCTGCGGTGGCGGGGCTTCCAAGTATTGTCCCTGTTACCGCCGGAACTGGTCTCAGCGGCGGCGTCATTACGACGACCGGTACGGTAGCCTTAGCTCTTAACAACGCCACGCTGCAAACCAACCTCTCGGACCCCACCGGCACCACTAGCGGCACCGGCGTGATGATGGGCCTTGGTGGCGTGGCGAAACTGACGCTTGTCTACAGCGGCAGGATCAAAATCGAGTTCATGGGCCGCTATAACCTGTCGGCTTCCGGCTCTGGCGCCGTCACGGTGCGCTTCGGAACGGGGACCGCGCCCACCAACGGGACCGCGCAATCTGGCATCGGAACCGCCGTCGGACAGGGCGTAACCAGCATATCCTTCAACGCTGCGAGCAATGTTCCCTTCAATGTCGGCGGGATCATCACCGGGCTTACCCCGGGCACGGCCTATTGGTTCGATCTGGTGCTGACGGCAAACTCGATCACGACCTCGGTACTCGGCGTCAGCTTCAACGCGATGGAATTTTAACAGGAGGCTGCTATCGGTTTATTCGACCTATTCAGCAACGATGACGCTGAAAAAGCCGCGGCGCAGCGCAATGCTGGCTTGCAGGCTGGCTATAACCAGCTTTCGGGTCAGTACGACAACGCCCGAAGTGCGATCAATACAGGCGCCAACACAGCGACCGGATATTATCAGCCGCTCATAAATTCCACGGGCGCAGGCGCGACCGCTTATGGGAATGCATCGGGGGCGAACGGTGCTGCCGGTCTGAAAACCGCCATGAGCGATTTCCAGAACTCCGGGCAGTACGGGAATTTCGGTTTCTCGCTTACGAATGGCCTACAGGCACTTGACCGCACGCACGCGGCGGCGGGAAATCTCAACAGCGGTAATGCCGACGCCGATACGCTGAATTATGCGACTGGATTGGCTAACAACACCTACAACAGCTATGTGGCTGGCCTTAACCCATATCTCGGAGCAAATGCTGGCGCCGTTTCTGGTGCAGCCGGCGTCGCGACAGGACAGGGGAATGCTCTGGCTGGTACTGATGTTTTGCAGGGCAATGCGGCGAATGCCAATCTGACCGGTCAGGGCGCATCCGATGCCGCTGCTACGATGAACAACTACAACGTCGGCAAGAACATCCTCGGGGCCATCACGGGCGGCGCCCAGCTTATAGCCGGTATGCCGCCGACAGGTTTTGGCAGCGTCGGAGGCGGCACACCAGGAGCAGCGGTTCCGGGGACGTTTGGGCCTACTTCCTATGGAGGGGCTAGTGGGCCAACGCCATTGGCAGGCGGTTCTTCTCTCTTCTCGATGTTCGCATAATGACTGATATTGACCAGATCATCGCAGGTGGTGCGGGTTCGGGCACCACTGCGGACTTTTCCGGCATCCCGAAGATATTGGACTATTTCTATAAGGGTCGTGACGAGGCAGCAAAGAATGATTTGCGAACCGCCTTTAGCCCTGCAAATGGAGGGGTGCCACTAAATTCAGATGGTTCGCTAGACTTACCGAGCGTTATGAAAACCCTGTTTCAAAAGGGTGATATTGCGGGCGGCGTAGGACTGGCTGGAGCGGCTGCTGGCGCGGCGGATCGTACTGCTCTTATGAATGCTGACTCGCCCCAGCAGCAACCCATTGTTGGCCCCTCCACGTCCCGCAATTCCGTTACGATTGACCCAAGCAAGCGCACTGGCGCTTCGGTTCCGAGCGCTGCGCCACAAGGCGACCAGCCGGGCTCGATTGTCGGCTTGGTGTCATCGGCTGGCATCCCCGATGAATTGGCTGGTCCGGTTATTCAGCAGGTATCGGCGCTGACAAAGACCGATCCGAACGCCACGCTCGATCCCCAGACCTCGCAGCGCG